ATTAAAAAATAGAGGAGAAAACCTATGGCATTTCAAGTATCACCAGGTGTTCTCGTACAGGAAAGAGATTTAACAAGAATCATTCCTGCCGTATCAACATCAATAGGTGCTTTTGCTGGCGAGTTCAGAAAAGGTCCAATTGACGAGATAATATCAATCTCTAGTGAACAAGAGTTGGTTGACACATTCGGAAAACCAGATTCAAATAACTTTGAGTCTTTCTTTTCGGCTGCAAACTTCCTATCATACTCTAACGCATTAAGAGTTGTACGAGCAACCCAAACAGGTTTACTCAATGCAAGTACCGGTGGAACTGGTATATTAATTGAGAATACCGAAGATTACCAAGACAATTATTCAACAGGTCAAGGCGCTGTTGGAAATTTCGCAGCTAGAACTGCTGGTGCATGGGGAAACAATTTACAAGTTTCTACATGTCCAAGTGCTACTGCTTATGAAGAAGTAGATAAAACAACTATAAACGACGCTTCAACTGCTGTTGGAGATACAACCATTACATTTACAAGTGGAACTGGTTTTAACGTTGGCGATCTCATCAACTTTGGTGAAGCTGGCGGGTACGAATATAGAATTACAGCTATAAACACAAATGATATAACTTTTGTAAGAAAAGAAACAGGTACAGGTGGTTTACATACTGCTGTTGCCGATGGTTCTAACGTAAGAAGAAGATGGAGATATTACGATCAAGTTGATGGTGCTCCAGGAACTTCAGCATACGTTTCAGACAGAAGCGGATCAAATGATGAATTACATGTTGTGGTTATTGACGAAGATGGTGGTATCTCAGGTACTCCAGGTGAAGTTATTGAAACTTTTTCTAAGTTATCAAAAGCTTCAGACGCAAAAACTCCACAAGGTGATTCAAACTACTATCCAGATGTAATCTACAATAAATCAAATTACATTTATTGGATGGATCACAATTCATCTGGTACAAACTGGGGTACAGCGGCTGCTGGATTAACTTTCACAGATGTTACTACACCTACACTAGAGAGTATGTCTGCTGGTGCAAATGGTTCAGCTGCTTCAACTGCTCAACTAAAAACTGCTTACGAAAAATTTGCAGATAGTGAAACAGTTGATGTTGGTTTAATCATAGCTGGTAAAGGCGACGCTACTCACATAGATAACCTAATCACAGTTGCTGAAGATAGAAAAGACGCTATCGTATTCTGTTCACCTGAAAGAGCAGATGTTGTGAATGTTGCAAACTCAACAACTCAAACATCTAACGTTAAATCTTTCTTTTCTGGAATCAGATCAAGTTCATATGTTGTATTTGACTCTGGTTACAAATACATGTACGACAGATACAATGACGTTTACAGATATGTACCACTAAACGGTGATATCGCTGGTTTAGCAGCTAGAACTGATTTAATCGCAGACAGTTGGTTCTCACCTGCTGGATTGAACAGAGGTATTATCAGAGGTGCAGTTAAACTTGCTTACAATCCTTCAAAAGCACAAAGAGATGAATTATATCCTGCAAGAGTTAATCCTGTAGTAACTATGCCTGGTCAAGGTACAGTACTATTTGGTGACAAAACAGGTCTTTCAACTCCGTCAGCATTTGACAGAATTAATGTAAGAAGACTGTTCATCACTTTAGAAAAGGCAGTATCAACTGCTTCTAAGTTCCAACTTTTTGAGTTCAATGATGAATTTACAAGAGCGAACTTTAGAAACATTGTAGAACCTTTCCTAAGAGAAGTACAAGGTCGAAGAGGTATCACAGACTTTTTAGTAGTGTGTGATGAAACTAACAACACAGGCGAAGTAATTGATAGAAATGAATTTTTAGCGGAGATTTTTGTAAAACCTGCTAGAAGTATTAACTTTATCACATTAAAATTCGTTGCAACTAGAACTGGTGTGGCTTTCGAAGAAGTCGCTGGTTAAGAATAGAGGAGAAATAAAATGGCAAACATTAATGATTTTAAATCTAAACTAGCTGGCGGTGGCGCAAGAGCCAATCAGTTTAAGGTTACAATGCCTTTTCCTGGTTACGCACAGTTAGGTGGAGAAATAGAAGAACTGGCTTTCTTAGCAAAAGCAACTTCTATCCCAGCAATGACAATTGGTACAATACCTGTAAACTTTAGAGGTAGACCAATTAAAATCGCAGGTGATAGAACTATTGCGAGTTGGTCCGTTACTTGTTACAATGACACAAACTTTAAATTAAGGGATGCTTTCGAAAGATGGCAGAATGGTATCAACAATATGACAGACAACGAGGGTTTAACTAACCCAGCTGACTATCAAGTTGACGCTTTTGTGGATCATTTAGACAGAAACGGTAACACAATTAAACCATATACTCTAAGAGGATTATTCCCAACAGAGATTGGTGCTATTGCGTTAGACTATGACACAACGGATGCTATAGAAACATTTGACGTTACGTTTGAATATCAATACTTTGAAACAAGAACGACTACTTAATAGTTGGATAAGTATTAATAGGAGAAATTAGTTATGGCTGAATTATTTGGATTTTCTATTACACGGTCTAAGAAACAGACTGATCCAAAACAAAGCTTTACAACAACACAAGCGGATGACGGTACACAAACCGTCGCCGCTGGTGGTTATTTTGGTCAGTACCTTGATATGGAGGGTACTGCTAAAAGTGAAGCGGATTTAATTAGAAGATATAGAGAAATTGCGTTACACCCCGAGTGTGATATGGCAATTGAGGACATCATCAACGAAGCAGTAGTGTCTAACGAGCTAAAAGACGCTGTACGTGTAAACATCAGCAATCTACCATATGGTGCTGAAGTTAGACGAAGAGTTGAAGATGAATTTAAAGAGTGTTTAAGGTTAATGAACTTTAACACAAAAGGACATGACATCTTTAGAAGATGGTATGTTGACGGAAGACTTTACTTTCAAAAGATTATTGACAGAAACAACCCCAAAAACGGTATTACAGAATTAAAATACATTGATCCTAGAAAGATCAAAAAGATAAGAGAAGTTAGAAAGAAAAGACCTGAGGGTGCAGGTCCTAACATGTTGACAGTTGTTGATGAATTTGTTGAATATTATTTGTTTAATGAAAAAGGAGTTTCAGGTACTACATCAGGTACAGGTATTAAGATTGCACCGGACACAATAGCATTTTGTCCTTCAGGATTAATTGACCAAAATAAAAATATTGTTTTATCGTATTTACATAAAGCAATTAAACCTACTAATCAATTAAGAATGATTGAAGACTCGGCGGTTATATACAGAATTGCAAGAGCACCTGAAAGAAGAATATTTAAGATTGATGTAGGTAATTTACCTAAAGCAAAAGCTGAACAATACTTACGAGATGTTATGGCAAGATATAGAAATAAACTTGTTTATGACGCCTCAACAGGAGAAATCAGAGATGACAGACGCAAACGTAAGATTTGCAGGCAAGATCGCGATTGTCACGGGAGCAGCCCAGGGCATCGGCTTTGCTACGGCCCAGCGCCTAGGGCGAGAAGGCGCCACAGTCGTCGTTGCCGATCGTGCAGAACAGGCGACACTGGATGCGGTTGCGCGACTTATGGCCGAATCTGTCGACGCTCACCCCGCCATCCACGACCTCGAGCAACAGGCTGGAGCCGCTGCCCTGTACAACGCTGTAAGCGATAAATTCGGGCGGATCGACGTGGCCGTCCATAATGTCGGTGGCACGATCTGGGCCAAGCCTTATTGGGAATACACCACCGAAGAAATCGTCGCCGAAATTAATCGCTCGTTGTGGCCGACGCTGTGGTGTTGCCATGCAGTGCTGCCCCACATGCGCGCGGCGGGTCGCGGCGCGATCGTCAACATCGGCTCGGTGGCAACGCGCGGGGTCAATCGCGTGCCCTACGCGGCTGCGAAAGGTGGCGTGGCGGCGCTGACCGCTGCGTTGTCGCTGGAACTGGAGGATTGTGGCATCAGGGTAAATTGCGTGGCTCCTGGCGGGGTCAACGTGACCCGTGTCACCCCGCGTAATACCGCTCCGCATTCCGACGCGGA